TATGGAAAGCGAGGGCATACGAATGAGAGTATATGTAAATAAACGAAAAAAATTGATTTTAGCACCAGAAGTTTTTGAAAAATACGGTGGTGTCAGTAACGAAACTATGCAAATTAAAGATGGTGAATTCACAAAGGAAATCGAAAAAGAAGTCAACGAAGCTATGCAAGAGATTATTAATCGCTGGCAACCAATTTTTGATGATATTCCGACTGAAGAACTTTTTGTTGAAAGACAAAGACAAATTAAAAGTTTTAATGATTTTGAAACAGTGCTAACAGAACTAGTCGAGGAGGAATATGGGAAATGATTTTTGTAAAGCAGTATTTTGACGGTGTTAGCTATAACGCTACAGATTGGTTAAACCATGAAATTGAATTGAATAAGCATTGTTGGAAACACGAGGTAGTAGGATATCACCTTGGACTAGAAAATGTTGCTACTATTCTTGTCGAGTGGGTTGGGTTAAGTGGCAACGATTTTAAGGAGTGGCAACATGAAGATTACTAATGCAAGTAATATTGAGCTCACTAGAAACTGGCGTATTCTCATTTACGGGAAACCAGGGCTTGGTAAGACGACATTAATTAAACAATTGAAAGGCAAAACACTGGTGTTATCGCTTGATAATTCGCAACGTGTTTTGGCAGGTAGTGAAAACATTGATGTTGTAGAATTTGATAAAGAACACCCGACAGATTGCATGACTAACTTTTTGAAAGAAGTCGATGAAATTCTTTCAGAATATGACAATTTAGTCATTGATAATATTTCAAGCTTTCAATCAGATTGGTTCGTTGAACAAGGGCGAAAATCCAAAAATGGTATCAGCAACGAATTGCAACATTATTCGCAATGGACGAATTATTTCTTACGAGTGTTGGCGGCAATTTACAGCAAGCCAGTCAATATATACGTAACCGCTTGGGAAGATACTCGTGATTTAAATTTGGAAACAGGGCAAATTATCACGCAGTATGTTCCGCAAATCAGAGAGAGCGTTTTAAACCAGCTTTTAGGGCTTACAGATGTCGTTGGACGAATTATTGTAAATGAGAAAACAGGTGGGCGCGGTGTCGTTTTAGAGGGCTCTGAAGGCACGTATGCTAAGAACCGTTTAGATAAACGTACAGTCTGCGCCATTGAGGAAGTGTTTGAGTTTGAAACTTAGAGACTACCAAGAAGAATTAGTAGACGGCATTAAACGGTCTATGATTGCAGGTAACCACTCTATCATTGTTCAAAGCCCACCACGCTCTGGGAAAACAGTAGTAATGGCGCATATTGCAAGAGGTGCTACTGATAAAGGAAACAAAGTATTATTCTTTAGCCACCGGAAAGAAATTAACGAACAGGTTTATAAGACGTTCGAAAATAACGAAGTAAACATGGAATTAGTAACCATTGGCGGTGTTCAATCGCTAGTTAGAAAACTAGATAAGCTTGATGAACCAACAATCATATTGATTGACGAAGCTCATCACAGCAAAGCAAGTAGTTACAAGAAAATCATTGATCACTTTCCAAATGCTTATAAACTACTTTTTACAGGTACACCAGTTCGGTTAGACGGTTCAGGTTTCGACGATATTGCTGAAGATATTATTTTAGGCAAATCCGTCAAATGGTTACAAGAGCACGGACGAATTGCACCTTTTAAGTATTATGCGCCGCTAATGATTGATGTCGCCAGTCTTAAAAAGCGAGCGGGAGAGTTTACGAAGCAGTCAGTAGATGAAACCATGAAAACAGTGATTTATGGTGATGTTATCAAACATTATGAAAAGTTAGCTAAGGGTAAACAAGCTATTGTTTACACACATAGTGTAGAAGCTTCTGAAAATGTCTCTAAGGCATTTAATGACGCTGGCTATAATTCGGCTGCGGTTAGTGGTAAAACGCCAAGAGAAGCACGTGAGGCGGCAATGTTGGCGTTTAGAAACGGTGATTTAAAAATCATGGTTAACTGTGAATTATTCACCGAAGGCATTGACTTACCAAATGTTGATGTTTGCATCATGTTACGACCAACGCAATCACTATCGCTTTACTTACAATTCGCTATGCGAGCTTTAAACCCTCGTGAGGGTAAAACAGCAATCATTATCGACCACGTTGGGAACGTTGAGCACTTCGGCTTACCTAACCAAGACCGAGAATGGTCGTTGCAAGGTGTGGTTAAGAAAAAACAAACCGCAAAGATTGGCGAGCCAACTGTCAGGACGTGCGAGCGATGTTTTGCGACATTTTGGTCTAAAGAACGCATATGCCCCGAATGTGGTTTTGAAAACAAACCAACGGCAAAAGAATTAGAAATTATGCGAGAAGCTGAACTCGCTGAAATTAATGAACAAAAACAGCAAAAAATAAAAAAACGTGTTCAGACTTATGTTTCGCCAGATATGTGCCGAAACATGGATGAACTTAAGGAATATCGTGACCAGCACGGCTACAAGAATGGCTGGGTTTGGTACATGGCTAAAAAAATAGGAATTTTGAGGTAGAAAACATGTCAGTATTTGAAATTGATTACTCTAAAGCACAAGAATTCGCAAAAATTATAGACGGTACTTATGAAGTAATTGTCGATAAAGCTGTTCAAAATGCCAGCCAAGGCGGGACTGATTTCTTAGATATACAATTTAAAATCCGTGAAGATTTCAACCAACCTTTTAAAAACAATCGTATCTTCCATAAAATCTGGATTAGTAAGGAAACTAAGAAATATCCAGTTGGACAAGTAATGAACCTCGCTAAGCAATCTGGTATTCCAGATGGAACTAAATTCAACAGTCTTGATGACTATTTAAATATGTTGGTTGGTAAACCGCTTAAAGTAACTGTCAAAAACGAAACATCTGAATACAACGGTAAAACATACGAGAATTTGAATGTTAAGCGTATCGAGAAATCAGAACTTTCAGGTATGCAAGCACCAGAAGTGAATGATATTGATTTGCCGTTCTAATTATGCAAATGGTGGATTATGCACTTCACTATCAGCGTAATGGATTTTCAGTTATTCCTATCTCACCAGATAGTAAGAAACCGCTTGTTAGTTTTGCAGATAAACCACCAGCCGACGAAATCACAATTAAGCGATGGTGGAGAGATTATCCAAATGCTAACATAGCGATTCGAACCGATTCGTTCTTCGTCATCGATGTAGATATGCACGGTGATGTTAACGGACTAGAGAATTTAAGGCACTGGGAGCATGCAAGGTTGATACCAAAGACCTTGCAAGCAACCACGCCTAGTGGTGGACGCCACATATTTTTAAAAAAACGTGATGATATTAGTATTTCTCAAAATATTGGTTTCATTGACGGCGTGGATTTAAAAGCACACGTTAACAACTATGTGTTAGTCGCTCCGTCGAGCACCTCTAATGGGCAATACAAATGGGATATGGTTCACTCGCCAGAAAACGGCGAAATGACTGAAGCTCCTTACGAGTTAGTGAAAGTCTTGAAAGATTTAAAACCTGATATGCCGTCGTATGACTTTTCCAGTTTTGCGGATAATGGCTATCAAGGAAGTAACAAAACAGCTAAATTGTTCGAACAAATCGTCTTTGGTTTTGGTGATAATGGCGGACGTAATAATGCGCTTGCTGAATTTGTCGGTGGTTTGCTATTAAGAAATGTTGATATACAAGCTACTTATGAATTAGCTAAAATGGCTAATAACAACACGACAGAACCGCTACCAGAAAATGAATTTGAACGGACATTTAAGAGTATGTTAGATAAGGAGTTGAGAAGGCGTGGTGATTGATTTTGACTTCTACCGTGAAAGATTTAAAGAATTAGATGACGTAGGATTTAAACCAAGTAAACCAACAAGCTGGAAAGCATTAAAAAATAAATGCGTCGCTTATCGAAGTGAATGGCTAGATAATGTAAAAAAAGAAAATAAAAACATCAAAAAACTAAGCGAGTTAGCAGTAGCGCAGGGCGTTGATAAGCTATGCCATGTCATCACGTTACCAAACGGTCGAGTAGCCATCTATGATCCAGACGAAGGTTACTATCACAAAGACCCAAAATTCGCTTATAAAATTATTCATCTTTTAGAGCCAACATTCAACGAAACCAAATGTCGTAACGTGCTATTCATGTTAGCAAGTATTGACCGTGAATATGAATTTCAAGGTATGTACTGCGACTTTGAACCGGAATACAGAGATGTCAGACGGTTTATTCTTGTTAAAAATGGCATTTACGACAGACAGAAACATAAATTGCTGCCGTTCGATTATAAATTTATTAATTTCAGCACCATTGAAACCAAGTTAGTCCTAGACGCTCCACTTCCAACCATTGACGGTTGGGACGTGGAGTCGTGGCTCTTGGATTTAATGAGTGGCGATGAAGACCTTGTAAAGTTACTGTGGCAGGTGATTTCAGCGTCATTAAATGGTAATTACAGTTATCGAAAATCTATTTGGCTGGTCGGCAATGGTAATGACGGTAAAGGAACATACCAACAATTGATTACTAATCTAATCGGGAACAGTAACGTTGCACCTTTGAAGTTGAACCAATTTGCAGAGCGGTTTGGCTTAGCGATTATCGAAGGTAAAACAGTGATCATCGGTGACGATGTCCAAGCAGGTATTTATGTTGATGAATCGTCAAATTTTAATAGTGTAGTGACTGGTGAACCAGTTTCTGTTGAAAAGAAAGGCGAAAATCCTTACATGGCTGTGTTCAAGAAAACAGTTATTCAGTCTACTAATGGTATGCCGTCGTTTAAAAATAAATCAAACGGTACATACAGACGTATTATTATCATTCCTTTTCTTAAAACGTTCAGTGCTAAAGATGATAACTGGTCGATTAAAGATGATTACATTAAACGTCCAGAAGTGCTTGAATACGTTCTTTGGAAAGCTATTAATCTTGATTTTGATAGATTTAGCGAGCCAAAAGCGACTGAAGAACAAATGAAGGTGTTCAAGAAAGATAATAATACTGTTCTAGCCTTCGTTGAAGAATGGTTTGATAATTTTGAATCTACAGCATTGCCAACACGCTTCTTGTGGTGGCTATACAAAGAATGGTGCAAAGAAAACGGCTATACATCCTTAAAGAAAACAACGTTTGAAAAAGAGTTGGCTAGTAATGTACCTGACGGCTGGATTTTAAAAAAATCTCGTGTAAAAGGAAAATTCTTTCCTGCCGACGATGCGCCGACACATTACAATACTTTCCCTTGGAATAATGAAAAAGACGCAAGCGGTTCTTTCAAATGTTACTGCAAAGAGTAATGTTCTTTGTTTGTTCACTGTTGGTGAACAGTGGAAACCATTGATATATAAGGCTTTCCGTTATCCTTGTTCTCTGTTCTTTATATTTACTAATATTAATAAAAAAATAAATAAAAAAATAATGTATAGAGAGAAGAGCCAAAAATGAACGAACTGGGAACAGAAGTACCGAAAAACGTTGATATATAAGTGGTTTGAGTGTTCACTGGGGGGTGAACACAAAAGGGAACAAGGTGACGTGTTTTCAAAACACCCCATCTTAGATAGTTTAGGAGGAAAGATGTTTATAGAAACGAATGAAGGCTTGCGTAATGTAAGCTACTTGAAAGAAATATTTCCATATTACGATTACAAATCATGCGGTCACTTCGATGAACCGGAAAAGTCAGTAGCTATGTTAGGATTCGTTTACCCAGACGGGACTTGTGAAAAAGTTTTTAGCGTTAAGGATTATGACATTGTCGAATACGCCCTTCGAAATGGAGGCTGGGTTATCGTATGACAACAGAATCATTAATTCAAAGTAAAATTCGTGTGGCTTTATCACAAGATGGACACATAGTGTTTCGAGCGAATGTCGGTAAAGTAAGAATGACAGACGGACGTTTCTTTGACACTGGTTTGCCAAAAGGGTTTTCGGACTTATTTGGTTTTCGAAAAGATGGACAGATATTTTTCATCGAAGTAAAAAACGAAACAGGTCGTGTGAGACCCGAACAAAAACAGTTCTTGGAAACGATGAGAAGCCTCGGGGCGCTAGCTGGAGTGGCTAGAAGTCCAGAAGAAGCATTGGAGATTGTAAATGGGCACAATAAACACAAATAAATCAGCAGCTAAACACTGCGTTATATTTTGCAAACATCAAGATGAAATGCCGCTTGATGTGTTGGTTAGTTTTGTTGATTGGACAAAAAGGAAACATTTAAGGAGTTACATTAAAATTGCAGAGATGCTGCATGTGACAAGAAATGAAGCGAAGAGAATGCTGGATTTAGCCGCATTGCCAGACGACAAAACAATCGAGCGTATGAAGAAATTGATGGAGGGATGAAAGATGGCTAACGCTAATTATAAAAGGGAAGTTATTATCTATGATTTGATACTAGATGGCAATGTGGTTTTTACAGGAACAGTTAACGAGATTGCTGAAAAGCTGGGAATTTCCTCGGTAACTGTATATACTAGACAGCTCAAAGGTAAACACGTTTTAAAAGAAAAACGCAGAGAATTGCGAACACTCACACGAAAGCTACGACAAGAAAGCGAACCGCGCAAAATTTGGATATATCAGTTGTTCAAGTGTGATGAATGGCTATTCACAGGAACACGAAAGGAATGTGCTGAATTCTTAGGCGTGAGAACGGAAAACTTGGTGGCATACGAACAAAAGAATGGCATTAGGAGAGTCAAGCTTCGCATGGAGTGCGTTAACTCAGAAGATAAACTAGACGAAACACTTGAAATTAAGGACGTTGTATCTAACAAGGAAGACAAGCAACGCATGCGGAAATACATCACGATGAAGGCGGCGGCATTATGCGGATTGTAATTACTATCATTTTAGTTTTGTTGATAAAGTGGTTAGGAGGATAGCGAATGAAATTTAACTGGGTCTTTACCCTCTCGGTCTGCATGAGCGTCGGCGTGCTGATAGCTAGCATGTACGCTGGATTTGAGAGCGTTAAAGTAAGTTACACACAACAGATTGCAGACTTGCAGGCGGAGTTGAAAGAGGCAAATGCAAAGATAAAGGTATTAGAAGATAATCAAGTAATTGTTTATCAGACAGATAATAACGACAGCAACCCATAACGGTATCTAGCAAGGTTCGAGCCCTTGCATGGGTGTAGCCTAGAATTAAATAATAGAATGGAGGAACTCCTTTGCAATTTCTAAAAGTACAAGTTGGTTTGTTACTAGGCGCAAACTGGCGAGGCTGAAATTTAAAATAGAAAGTGAGGAGACTTTTCTAAATTTAAGTTACTTCTACAATCTAACGCAGCTTATCAGTCGGCTGTTATTATGCAAGGCGCTACTAAAAATGATGGTCGGGTCGTGCGCCTGCCCAAAAAGAAAAAGCCCTTCTCACGTAAGGACCTCCAATGTTATATTCACTTTTAATATTATAACATATTTGGAGGTTGTGAGTGGTGGCTAAAAGTAAAACAGAAGCAGAGTATTTATTGGAAGAACTAAGACTGATTCCTAAAATAATCAAACAATTAAAATTAGATGTTGAAGCTACTAGAAGCTCGCTGCTCACGTCTCCGAAATGGTCTGATATGAAAGTGAGCGGTGGTATTCGACAGTCACAGACAGACAAAAACGTCTCGATTATCGATGCGTCAGATTATGGACTGGCAGAGATTGACCGCTTGACAAAACGACGTGAGGAAATTATCGGCGTTATCATGCAAATACCTGATAGTGCTCAACGCTACGTCCTGTTGACTACTTATCTCAATTGTCAAACGTTTGACGAAGCTATTGATAAGCTGGAATTAAATAGGAACAAATATTACAATATCAAAGCAAAAGCTGTAAAAAGTCTGAACATTATACTAAATCAATACGAAATCGTACGTGAATAGTACAAAGTAATACTCATAAATACAATGAGAGGGTGTATTATAGTAGTATGAAATAATGACGAGGGGAGCTAAAAGGTAGCTCCTTTTGTTATGCAAAAAGGAAAAGGAATATGAAACCACAGAAGCTTACTATCGTTGGTGGAAAGCGAAAGCAAGTAGACTTTGATAGTCGAAGCGAAGAGTACAAGAACTATAATAAGACAAGATGGAACTATGATAAGAAGCTGACAAGATTCTATAATAGTTCTGCTTGGAGAAGTACAAGTAAGTTAGTGTTGCTTCGTGATGATTATGTCTGTCAAATGTGTGGAGGAGAAGCAACGATGGTTGACCATATAATTCCAATAAAAAAAGATTGGAAAAGAAGATTAGACTTGACGAACCTTCAAGCAAGCTGTAAAGCATGCAACGATGCTAAAGCTAATCGTGAAAATTATGGAAAAAAATAGCATAGAAAAGGCGAATTATCCCACCTATAACGGGTGTGAGGTGGTATAAATGTTCGGTAATCCCCTTTGTTTTTTTATCGGGGATATGTATCGTTCGGATATAACAACGCCGCCCTCTTCCGTGCGCAATTTTCCCTTTTTGAATTTTTGAAAGCTAAAAATTTTAATGTAAAGGAGGTGTAAAGCTTGGGACGAAAGTTAAAGGTAGTTGAGAATAACAAAAAACATTTGACTAAAGCTGAAAAAGCTGTACGTGTTGAAATCCAAAAATCGGCTGGCGACGGTTTAATTGAGCTACAATTAACACCTCCTGAACATTTAGGAGAAACAGCGAAAGTTGAATATGCTCGTATTGTTGAAGATTTAAAAAGTTTGCCAGTCCGTGATTTAGACAGGGCCGTTTTAGAAAACTACTGTACATGGTACGGTATATATGTCGAAGCAAGTCAAAAAGTAAATGAAATAGGTATTTCTGTTTTTAACGAAGATAAAGGCATGTGGATTCAGAATCCATTAGTTGTTACTCTTGAAAAAGCGACAAATAATATCAAATCATGCGCGGCCCAATTAGGTTTAACTGTTGACAGTCGCATGAAGATGTATGTGCCTAAGACAGAAGAAAAGAAAGACACAATGTTTGATAAATTTGGAGGATAATATGGAGTTTCTTATACTTACTAATGTAATTACTGAAGATTATATAAAACAGATTGAAAGAACGGAAAGGATAATTATTCCAAAATCTAGAATTGTTGAAGTGTCAGAACGCACGGATTATTATAAGTCTGATAGCTGTTGGGAAAGTCAAATTATTGTTCTCTACAATACAGGCCATGAAGAATATTTGGTAACAGAAACACTCGATGAAATATATGACATGTTGAAATAACTTTTGAATGGCGGAGAATGAAAGGAGGTAATCAAAATAGCTTACGATTATTTAGAGATTCCAGAGCAGTATAAAGATACTGCTTTTTATTATGCGCTCGATGTGGTCGAAGGCAATATCAAAGCTTGTCAGAAAGTTATCAAAGCTTGCCAAAGACATTTGGATGATTTGAAAAATATTAGTAATTCTGATTTTGAATTTGATTATTTCCCAGAGAAAGCCCAAAACACTATCGATTTTTTGGAGATTTTGCCAGATGTTA